CATTTTTGTTATATATCCACTATTTATGTATTCATTATCTGCCATATTAATCAACCTCGACTGCTATAAAAAATTCTATTTCTTCACTTGCACTAAATGGGCCTATTGCATCAAAAGGTATTCTTAGAAGCATATTATTAGTGCTTTCAGTATCAAAAATACCTATTTCTCTAAGTGTTCTTCCTGTAATGTTTGAGTCCGTTCCTTGTATTGTTACTTTAAAATCAACAACATTTGCGTCTGATTTAACAGGACTAACTGAAACTCCTAAACTAACGCCCGAACCGGAAAGAAGAGGGACATCTAAATCAGTTTGAGCAGGACTACTACTATTACCTCCCGAACCAACATTTCCTCTAATAAAAGTATCAACTAAGTGTTGTGCTATTATTGATTTTGCTGCATCTGTAATCATATTTCTTCCTCGAATAAATCTGTGTATTCCACACTAAGACCTGCCGTGAATCCTAATTGGGCGGTGGTGATATTTAACGGTGTGGAGAAGCCAAGTGTGAATGCTGAACCGGTTGTTCCTCTAGTCCTAGCCCTAATTCTTATGTTTTTAATATTAATTGTCTCGAAGAAACTGTTTGATTTAGTCGGTTGTTTAAAGGTCTGTACTCTAGTTAAACCTCTTATATTTTTATTTTCTAAAAGCAATTCACTAAATCTATCTTCTAATCCTTTGTTGTTTTCGCCTACTTTTATTCTAATTAGACCGTCTAAAGAATATTCTTTTTCAACTATTACAAAGGTATTTCTTGCTATGTTCCTAGAAGGTATTTCTAATTCAATAGTATCTCCCGGTCTTAAAATAAATAGATTTCTTCCACTCAATTCTAACTCTATTGTTTTTCCTAGTTTACTGTGTGTAACTAATAATTGATGTGCCCTTTTTTCTGCATCATATTCTGTGTATATATCTTCATCAACTATTTCTAAAGTCTTCTTTCCTATTTTTTTAATACTTCTTACGTTTTTACGAATAGCCTTTACGTTTCTTCCATACACAATTATTTCATTGTAAACGTCAAATAACTTAGTGCCACTCTTGATACTTCTGAAACTATATCTTTCATCCTTTTCAGAAATAAATACTTTAGGAGAATTTAGTGCTGAATCTGCATCTCTTAATATGAATTTTTTATCATAGATTAGTTTTCTATTTTTTCTATCAATAAGAGAATTAGTTGCAGTTAGTAGGCTAACGCCTCTAAATTCAGGAGATACAAATAGAGGATATTCTGTTACGTCTTGTTTTGTAAATTCTAGACCTTCATCCTCAAATATGTCATTAAGTAAATCATCTGTTTCAAAACAAACATTAACTCCACAACCTATTGTTGCTTCTAAGTAATCCCCTCTAACTGTTTCAATTGTTTGAATAGTAAATATTTCTCCAACAGAGACAACTCCTTTCAAATTAGCCATTTTTTCAAACTTTAATTCATGAATGTTGCTTGAAGATAAATAGGTGACATCTAAGTTTGTTTTTAGTTTATCATCACCATCAGATAGACCAACAGGAATACTCATGTTATTTGTAAGTAAACTACCAAAGACATTACTAGGAGAACGATAAACTAGATTATCGCCACTTCCTTTATTGCTTGGGTCTGCTATAATAAACATAGATGAAACGCCTTCACCATACCCTGTTTCAGAATAAGTTTCATTTCCACCGCCCCTATCTTCAATTACTTCTCTAGGCCCTTTCATGTTTCTAAATCTATAAGAAATAGTTTCAGTATAGCAAGAATTAGAATATGCTTTTTTTGTGTATTTAGGACTCATAACATAAGGTTTTATTTCTTTAGGAGTAAAATCATAAAATGTATTTTCTGCTACTCTCATAACCTTGTATGCCTTAGCGACATTAGTTGCATTATCAATTACAATCTCATGTATGGTGTGAGCAGCAGTTCTAGTAATTGTGTGTGAAATTATGTAATGAACATGCGAAGGTATGGTTTCTCCTGTTCCTTTCATTGATTCATATTCATTGTCCGTTGAATAGTAGTCTCCCTTTTCAGTGCTTTCAAAACCATATTCCTTTCCTTCTAGACTAGCCAAATAACATCCTGTTAAATTAGGTGCAAAATTAAGCCATGAATTTTCTAATTCTGCATCAGTGGTTCCTAAGATGTTCTTAACAGTAAAACTGTATTTTTTTGCAGTGCCACCGACTGCGGTAACGGTAGTTGCAGAACCGGTAAAGAAATCATTTGCATCTTCATCAGTAAATATTAGATGAGGCTTGAATAACATATATCCTCCATCTGCTAAAAAAGGCCTACTTCCATCAATGCTCTCTTTAAGAGATGTACTCTTATAATGAGCAAATCCTGTTTTAGGTTGTCTTCTTAGCATTAACTTATGCGGAATATCTGTACCAAAAGAAGTCATCATCTGAACCGTTTCAGTAATCTGTGAAGATACTAATCCTGCACTTACGGAGGCTTGACCTCCATCCTCGATATCATATCTATCTAAGAAAACAGTAGTCATATTATTGAACAGTTTACGTTTTTTATTTTTAGCCATTCCTCTTATTACTTCTGATATGTGGCTATTTCTATGTGTACTAATTAGTGACTCATGAGGGTCTTGACTAAATTTAATATCTAATTCATTAGTAAGTAAATTTGAAAGTTTACTCTTATAGTAAGATTTTTCTAAACTTATAGTATTACTATTGTAAGTTTGATTTGCGGCAGTTCTTCCTAAATAATGCCCATCTCCTATCCAAATATGATATTGAACATTAGCGTCCATATTATCGGGATAGTCGTTTCCTCCACCGGTCTGTCTTTTTATTCTGATATTAGCAGGTTCAGCATCAGACTCATTTGTATTAGCGACATCTAACATGATGTCATCACCAGCATTATTTTCTGCTTGTGTTTTTGTTGGAGTATCAGAAGTAAATGTAGGTGGTAAAGCAATATCCACATCTCTGCTCCTAGTTGCTAATAAATCAACCATACTGTAAGTTATATTACCGTTATTAGGTAAATGTTCAGAATGGAAATCATCATCGTTATCTTCCGCATATCCGTCAAGATTACTTCTTCCATCGGAATCATTTTGGAAAACTGCGCCTTTTAGCATGTGAATTTCTCCATCAGTAGGCATATTAACAAAAGTATCTTCACTGCCATGACCTCTAATGTTATATCCGGTGATACTCAAACTAGATGTCTCAATCGCAAAAATTCTATCTAAATCACCCTTAATGCAATTTTCATTAGCAAATGGCCCGTTTGCTAAAGTAATAGTTGATGAATAAATCTGTGCAGTAGCATTACCTATTAAATAGCCACTTTCTGAATAAAACGTATAGCCTAGACTACTTGCCAAATCAGGAATACCGCTTAGAGTTATGCTACTAGCACCATAGTCACTAGAACCTAATGTAAGAGTTGTGCCTCCGTTATCAGTAACTTCAAAGATATTAACCAATTTGTTAGACAAATTAATGTTAATTGTCTTGTCTTTATCCGGCAAGTTTTCAGCATCAACTGAATTAAAGTGCCAATCTAAAGTCATTTCAACTAATCTTAGCATTCCGAATTTAGTTAACGAAGAAACATCAGGCCCATTACTTATTTGAGCAACTAATGTATTATTATCTGAATCCGAGATAGATTTTCCTCCACCTAATGCCTTAGTATGTGATTGTGATATACTAGACGCTTTTCCTTCGCCTCTAAACATAATACTGAAATCAGTTAAATCTCTATTTCCATAATATAGACTTTCTTTTCTTAAATCTGATTCCGGCAATAAATCACATGTAGTAAACAAAAAGTTTCTCGACACTTTAGAATCAAACTGTTGAAGGCTTCTTTCCCATGTTCTATTGAGAGCAGTTCCATAGTTTAGCATATATCTCTGCTTAGGGTCAGTATTTCCTGTTAAGTAATAGTCAAAGAAATTTGTTCCTCTAGAAGGTCTATTTCCTCTTTTTTCAAACATTCCTTGTTTAGCATGAATATCGGTAAAATCATCTGTTTGGCTATTAGTTAGAACAGGAGTGTTAGTAAGATAAGACGGCTCAAATCTGTGTGATTTAGCATAGTATCTTGTTAAACTAACATTATTATAATAATTATAATTTCTATTTTTCTCTGTGCTATCATCTGCTTGTAAAGGATATTCGTTAATTATATTGTAATTTCCTCTTTCTAAATCTATTAATCTGTATGTTGGAGTTCCGTACCGGGAAATATAATCAGTTGTAGCAGTCGCACTAGATGTATCATGTATTTGTATATTAAATGGCATGAGTCCCCATGTTTGGCTAATGAACGAACTTGCTGGTTGAATTAAACTAGAAGGTTTATTTAAAAAATATAAATCAGTTGTTTGTTTAGTATTTAATTTATGTATTTCATGGCTAGTGCCACTTGTTATTGTAATATTTACTTCTCTAT